TGATCCATCGAACGGAACCAACATCTGGATCATCCGTACGAACATCGTTCAACACACCCATAACGCAAGGATTGGATACCATGTCGAATGAAAACGTAGTGCCCTTTCGGGTAATCACTTCCACCAAGCCAGCACAACCGGAGGTTGTAACCGCCGAGTTCACGCCTGAGCAAACCGAGTTGGTTCAGTCCCTTACGGACATGGTGGAGTTCATGCTCGAAAACAAACACGCTATCCGTAACTTCGTGTGCAGCTTCAGCATGGATGCGCCTAACGGTAGCGACACCGAATGTCGGGTGCTATCGTCTCCTATCGAAGCCCGTGACTTTGCCTTGCTCATTAAGGTGCTGGAAAATTCCTTCTTCAGGAATCTCAATGGTGGGTAGCGCATGAAGTTAGGCTCGCCTGTTACTGCTAGGTACGCTGACTACGTTCCCCAGTTCCCAAAACAAAAGCGCACCAAAGCACAGCAGGCGGGCCTTTCCTTCGAGCGTGCCGTCCACAAACGCCTAGTCGCCCTTTACACGCGCGTCGAAGTATCGCCTTGGCTTTACTTCAAGACACCCAAGCGCACTGGCATATGCCAACCCGACGCACTCATCTGGCTGACCGACGAACATGTCTGTATTGTCGAAGTCAAGCTGTCGTGGATGGCGCCCGCCCGCAAAAAGCTTCTCGAATTCTACGGACCTATCGTCCAAGCTATATACCCGCACGTTAAAATTTCTTACTTACAAATCTATAAAAATGCAAAAACAGCTTGCCATAAGAAGCCTCTTAGTATATATAAGCTAGAAGAAATCCCCATGACCAAATACAAGGAATGCCAATGGTTGGGACTCTAAAGTTCAAACGCCTTACTAGCACAGCCATCCTACCCACGCGCGCCACCTCTGGTGCTGCCTGCTTCGACCTATACGCCAACGAGCAGCAGTGGCTTGACGACATGCGGACCCGGCGCACCGTGGGCACAGGCATCGCCATCGAGCTACCCCCCGGCCATGTCGGCCTTATCTGTTCGCGCTCCGGCCTCGCCCACAAGGAAGGCATCCAAGTCCTGAACGCGCCGGGCGTCATCGACGAAGACTACCGTGGCGAACTCAAAGTTATCTTGGCGCGCTTGCCCTTCTCGCCGCAGTGGCCCTCGCCCGACATCATCATGATCGATACAGGAATGCGTATCGCTCAACTGATGATCCTCCCCCTGCCACAACTAGAAGTTGTAGAAGTCACTGACCTTTCAACCACAGAGCGCGGGGCTGGTGGCCTCGGCAGCACAGGAGTCTGACATGATTGTCACACAGATTGCGTTTACGATTTTTGTTTTGGCCGCAGTCGTCACGTTCGTGGCTGCTCAATACGTCGACCACCGGGACCGCGACTTCAAGTGGGTCGACTACCTGGGTGCAGGCGCCATGGGTATCGCGTTCATTAGCTGGATCGTGACCCTCTTAGCATTGGTGTGGGGCCTCTGATGGACACCAATCCCAAAACCCAATATGGCTTGGCAAAGCCGCCCCTAAGCACGGTGCCACCCCTTCCCCTCTTTGCTATCGGCCAAGTCATGGCAGACGGCGCCGCCAAGTACGGTCACATGAACTGGCGCAAGGACCCGGTCTCTGCTTCCACCTACTACGATGCAGCGATGCGTCACCTGATGGCATGGTGGGACGGTCAAGACCTTGACCCTATGACGGGCCTCTCGCACCTAGCCCACGTCGCCGCCAACATGTGCATCCTGCTTGATGCTGACAGCGGGCCATGGCTTTTGGACGACCGTCCCCTCGCAGGCTTCGTCAACGAATTCATTTCTGACAACACAAGGGAACTGAAGGGAACTGCCAGTTCATGACAAGTAAGTTCAAGCCCCAGACGGTGCTGCTGATCCCCGACACCCACGCCATGCCGGGCGATAACTTTGAGCGGTTCGGTAAGCTGATGGCGTATCTGGATGGACGCAACGCAACGCTGGACAAGATCGTCCATATCGGGGACCTGTGGGACTTCGCCTCGCTGTGTACGCACGACATGGACTCGCCCGATTGGTACAAGCGTTCGCTTAACGACGACATCCAAGCTGGCCTCGACGCTCTCGATTGGATCATTTCGATAGCGCACGCACATGGCAAAGCCGAAATCCATTTCATCGAAGGCAACCACGAGGATCGCTACAACAAATGGATGAAGTCCGACAACCGCCTGCTTACCTCGGGCTTCCCCCAAACTGTCCAGCAACTGCTGAAGAACTCCCGACCGCAAGCGAACGTGAAGTTCCACCCGTTCCTCAAGCCTGTCACGATTCTGGGTGCAGTCTTCCAGCACTACTTCGTGAGCGGCGTAATGGGGCGCCCGCAAGGCGGCGAACACCACGCCAATAACCTGCTGAAGTCACAGCACACCTCCTGCATCTGCGGCCACTCACACCTGCTGTCGACTGCCACCCGCACCAAGGCCGACGGCTCTAAGCTGCATGCCCTGGTGGGTGGTTGCTTCGTGGACCCGCAAGGCGATTTTGCTTACGCCAAAGCTGCCAAGAAGTTGTGGTGGAATGGTGTACATCTGTTACACTTCTATGCACCCGGTGAGTTCGACGTGGAGTCTATCAGTCTTGAAAGATTGAGCTAACTGTAGTATAATGGAGGCATGGCCAAGACCCCAGCATGGCAACGGGCCGAAGGCAAGAATCCCGCTGGTGGACTCAATGCTAAAGGCCGTGCCTCCTACAATCGTGCGAACCCCGGCAAGCCCGGCTTGAAGGCCCCTCAACCAGAGGGTGGACCTAGACGCGATAGCTTCTGTGCCCGAATGAAAGGGATGAAGAAGAAGCTTACCTCAGCTAAGACGGCCAATGATCCCAACTCCCGCATCAACAAAAGCCTTCGGGCCTGGAATTGCTGAGATGCCCCTCGCCAAAGGTAAGTCCAACAAAGCTGTAAGCAAGAACATCCAGACGCTGGTCGACGACTACCAGAAGTCCGGGCGCATTGGTACCTCCAAGCCAGCCAACAAGAAGGCTGCCGTCAAGCAGGCCACTGCCATCGCCCTCCAAAAGGCAGGCCGCTCCAAGCCCAAGAAGTTCGCGGCGGGTGGCTCCATCAACGATCCTTACAATTTTGAAGTGGCGCCGGGCGTTAGCTATGAGCAGCAGTACGCCAAAGAGTTTAAGGCGCAAGCCCAGAAGGAAGCGGCTGCCAAGAAGGAAGAAGAGCCGACGCCTACGCCCGAAGTGCGGGAACGTCAGCGCCTTTCGCCCGCTACCAACCTGCCTTCCGATTCCAATGTGAACTACCAGAGCTTCAGGCGCACGCGCCCGAATGTGAAGTTCTTTGCTGAAGACATTGACGTGCGTCGCCCGATGGGCCGTCCAGCCAAAGCAGAAGAACAGAAGGCTATGAAGAAGGGCGGCAAGGTGTCCGTCAAAAAGCGTCGTGCTTGAGACTCTGCTCGGCGGTGTGTTCGGGGGCCTGCTCCGTCTAGCGCCTGAAGTCTTCAAGATATTTGATAGGCGCAATGAGCGGCAACATGAACTGGCCATGCTCAATGCGGAGATGGAATTTGCTAAGGTGCGCGGCGAGATTGTTATGCGCCAGACCGAAGCTACTATGACCATGGCCGAAATGGATACCATGGCGCAAGCCTTCAAGGAGCAGTCGTCTACTGCCAAGGCTGCGGGCAAATTCATTTCGGCGTTCTCGGCTATGGTGCGGCCCACCGTCACCTACTCGTTCTTGGGGCTATATGCTGCCGTCAAGATCGCAGCTTACCTGATTGCGTTGCAGCAGGGCGGTGATTGGAAGGACGTGCTGGTCAGCATGTGGAACACCGACGATCTGGCGGTCTTCAATATGATCATCAGCTTCTGGTTCGTGGGTCGGGTCTATGAGCGTACGGCTCGCTGAAGCCATCGACATTGCTACCCGGCTTTGCAAGACGTTCGAGGGCCTGCGCCTAAAGCCTTATGTTTGTCCGGGCGGTTACCCGACCATAGGCTACGGCACGGTCAACAAGCCTGACGGCACGCGCGTTACGATGGACCACCCGCCCATCACCAAAGAGATCGCCGAAGAGTGGCTCACGGGCGAATTGGTTTCGACTTACATGGCGGGCGTGCTTCGGGCGTCTCCTGTCTTGGCTTCTAAGCCCCGCGCCCTCGGCGCCATTACGGACTTCGCCTACAACTTGGGCGTGCCCCGTTACCGATCCAGCACGTTGCGTCGCCGCATCGAAGCCGAGGATTGGAATGGTGCCCAAGAGGAACTCCTAAAATGGAACCGGGCGGGTGGCCGCATACTAACAGGTTTGGTTCGTCGGCGTCAAGCCGAATGTGCCTTCCTCAATTAACTCCAACATCTTTCGCGTAAGGAACTAACCACATGAGACGAGTCAAATTCCAAGAAGGCGGGCAGGCCCGCGCGGAGTTTCCATTTGAGACACGCCGCCGCATGCGGGAAGAAGCTGCTGCCGCTGATCGTGCTGCTCGCGGAGAAGCGCCGCGCCGTTCCGTTCCAGATTGGCTAAGTGACTACTACCGTCAACTTGAGGAAGCGCAGCGGAACTTTCGGTCAAACCGGGGTGCCTCTCCCGCGACGCCGCCTGCTCCGTCTCGTGCGGCTCCAACTCCGGCGCCCACCATTCCCCGTAATCCTGCGACGGCGTCTCGCCCTCCCGCTTCTGGCGCCAACTTCCCTGGCGAAACCGTTACCGAGGCGGCTCCTATTGCTGACTACGAAGAGCGTATGCAACGCGGTGCGCTTCCGGCTGGACGTAGTGCAACACCCGGTCCAATGGGCCAGTATGGGGAAAGCGCCGCCGCAGGAAATGCTGCCCGCTCTCGTCCGGCTGCACGTCCAGCACCACGTCGTCCGGCGCAGCGCGAGATGTCTGCCGAAGAGCGTCAGGCTTTCATGGAACGCATGATGCGTGAGGAAGCGGATCGTGAAGCGGCTGCCCGTCGGTCGGAGCGTGGCTTCTTCGAGCGCATGGGCATTCGTCGCACTAACGAAACGGGCCTAGAGCCTGGCACCGAAGCTCGTATGCGTGACATGTATGGTTCACAATACAGCAGCCAATACAACATGAAGCAGGGCGGCAAGGTCAAAGCATATCGTGAGGGCGGTGCAATCCGTCAGGGCATGCAGTCTCCGAAGGCCCAAGAGGGTCGTGCGGAAATGGCCGAAGACGTGATGCGCCGTGAACGTGCGCGTGAGCCGATCTCTGACAAGGAGCGCAAGGCTGGCCGGGCAGAAGCTGCTATGGATAGCGGCCCGCTGACAGGTGCCGAGAAGGAACGCATGCGTTCGTCCGGCTTCAAGAAGGGCGGCATGATCAAGCCGAAAGGTCATGGCATGAAGGAAGAAGCCATGGAAATGAAAGGCGGTCGTTATCGTGGTGGCATGAAAGAAGAGATGGCAGAGATGCGCTCTATGTCCAAAATGAAGAAAGGCGGTGCTGTCAAGAAGGCTGCTGGCGGCAAGGTAGCTGCGCCCAAGAAGATGATGAAGGGCGGCATGACCTCCAAGCCCAAGAAGATGATGGGTGGCGGCAAAGTGAAGTACGCTAAAGGTGGTATGACCCGAGGCTGCAAGTAATGTCTGAACGCATGCCTCCCAAACGGCGTCGAACCCCGAATGAAAGGGGCATGACCGAAGAGGAAATTCTGCGGGACCGCTCTGGTCTTGATCCGATGGCTCGCTATCCGTTTGCAACCAGCCGTGATCCAGGCTATGTTGTGGGTGGCCCCCAGATGACAGACCCTCGCCATTTCGAATTGATGCAACGTAACCGCGAAGAAGCCCGCACTCAGGGCACGCGCCTCAAGGGTGGCGGCATGGTCGAAATTGAAATCAAAGTGGGCGGCGGGGGCAAACACAAAATGCCTGACGGCTCCATGATGGAAGACCACGAAATGGAAGAAGGCGAAGAATACAAGAAGGGCGGTCGCGTCAAGAAGATGGCAAAGGGCGGCGCGACGGGTGGCAAGTTCATTCAGAAGGCCATCAAGAAGCCGGGCGCTTTGCGGGCGCAAATGGGTGTCAAAGCGGGTGCCAAAATCCCTGCCAAGAAACTGGCCGCAGCCGCCAAAGCACCGGGTAAGCTGGGCCAACGCGCGCGGTTTGCACAAACTCTAGCTAAGATGAGGAAGAAGTAATGGCCCAGAAACCACGCCTCGCGCCAGAGGACATGCCAACTGAGCGCGAGATGGAGGGCATCCGGCAACTGCTTATGATGGTGGGCCAGATGCAACGCACTCTGAAGGAACAGAACCCAGAGATGTACGCGCAACTTATGGAAATGCAGCAAAGGAAGCGGCAAGCATGATGCGTTCGAATATGAGTAAGCAGGTAACGCAAGGCCCCATGAAAAAGAAGGCCGTGAAGATGCAGAAGGGTGGGATGGTTCCTTGCAAGGGCTGCCCCAATCCGGCTGCATGCAAGAAGGCGGGCGGCTGCCTGATGAAGCGTGGCTAAGACGCCTTCACGCGTCAACGAAGCGGGCGTCTACACCAAACCCGGCATGCGGAAGTCCCTGTTTGAGGACATCAAAGCTGGCGGGAAGGGTGGGCGTCCGGGGCAGTGGAGCGCCAGAAAAGCGGCTATGTTAGCTAAGGAATATAAAGCTCGTGGCGGCGGCTACCGCAGTTAAACAATGCACCAAATGTGAAATCGAGAAGCCGTTAACGGAGTTTCGTTCACGAGGTGGTAACATGAAGCACCTCCTTAAATCGTGGTGCAAAACTTGTCACTATGCGACCCATAAAAAATGGTGCGCCGATAATCAGGATCGCGTTAAAGAATATCGCGGGCGTGATGCTTGGACATTAGTTAAACGCTGTGCTAGGTACAACATTACGCCCGCTGAATTTGTAGCCGCTCATGAAGCTCAAGAAGGTAAGTGTTTAGTCTGCTACGAAACCATAAGCCAAATGGATAGTGCGATTGATCACAATCATAAGACAGGGGAATTCAGAGGAATCCTATGCAAGAAATGCAATCGCGCCATAGGGATGCTTCAAGACAGTCCTACAATCTTGCGTAGGGCCGCTGAATACCTAGAAACAAAAGGAAACTACGGCGATGGCACTTAAGAAAACTCAGCAATCGCTAGTAGATTGGCACAAACAACGTTGGCGGACCAAGTCTGGTAAGCCAAGCACCCAAGGACCGGAG